ATGTCAAACCACTTACCACGACCGAAGGTAGCCTCCTCCACCTCAGCGACAGATGACTCCACGGCTTGCTGGAGGGCTGGTGAGATGAGACGTGAACGCTCTGAGTCGCGGGTCTTGTCCTCTGCTGACCAGATACCACGCCAGAGACGGTAGTACTCGTCAAACTTTTGCTCGTAGTTAGCGCTATAGTGGTCGCGCCATTGGTCTACCTTATCGATAACCCAACTTTCAACCTTCTGGTCGCTGTATTTCTTATCGTCATCCATGTTAATATCCTGAAATTGTGTCTAGGTACTCGTACTCTTCCTCTTCAAAGTCAAAAACATAGGCTACTTTTGCAAGTTGCTCGATGTAAGACAGTGCGTCAGGCAAGTCATCGTGTACTAGTTTGTTTGGAAACTGAAATAGTTGGTCTAGGAACTCGTTGTTCCAATCACCTTTGTTGAGTTTGACGTAACCATTCTCAAAGCGCCCTTGCAGCGCCCATACAACACGATCTGTCTTCTTCTTATTACCGTGTGTTAGCTCGTCAACCCTGAAGAATGTCTGGGTTCTCTTCATTATGTCGGTCATGTAGGGCATAACCGCCTGTTTAGCGATCCCCTTCTCAATGCCGACAGCTACAGGCTCGTATTTGGCAACAGCATCGAATATCTTCTTGGCTGTTTCCTTGACATCCCACCTACCGTAGATAATCTCTGCGACCCACCAACCCTTCTCGTTGGCTTTTACAATAGCTAGGGCAGTGTTGTCCAGCCTGGTGTTCTTAACACCAACAGTTCCCTCAGCCTCAAAACCAGCCAAGTCAACCGCGATGTAGAAGTCACCATCATCAGGCTCTTCCTCGTCAAACTTTATCCACTCTTCTTTGAATAACTCTCCACCTGCTGCCTCGAAAGATGCCATAAACTCCTGCCGGAATGCAAATGAGGACATGCTTTTCTTAGCTGCCTCAATCTCTTTAGGATCAAGTAACGGGTTGTCGAACGAAGTGAAGTGGAAAGACTTGAAGGTGTCATCGGTTCCTTTGAACCCGTATTGGTATAAATCATAGAAGTGGTTACGACCCATAGGCGTCCCAATAAACATGGCACGTCCCTTCAAGTCAGCCAAAGCAGGTCGAAGGATTTGCTCCCACACCGCTGGCTTCATATCTGCATACTCATCAAGTACCAGAAACTTTAGCGAAACACCCCGCATCGTTTCAGGCCGATCAGCACCTTTGAGACTAATAGTTGCCCCATTGATAAGTTTAATCTGCAAGTTGTTAATATGGCTACCTGTAATGACAGAGTGACCAACCTCAAGCAAGACTTGCCACATGATGTCACGAGCTTGACCTTGCGTAGGAGCAACATAGAATACATGACCTCTCTCGCTTTGTAGCGCTTCAACTATTAATCGGTAAGCCGCCAAACGACTCTTACCTGTACGCCGACCAGCCGCTACCACATGGAAGCGAGTCTCGTCAGCCCATACCTTCTTCTGCCAAGGTAGTAGCTCAATCTTTAGATCACTCAATGCCTGTTAGGTAAACGGTCTTTTTACCTTCCTTAACAGCGCGGAGCACTTGGTTGTTATTCTTACCCTCTTCAAATGAACAGTGAACCCATCCGCTATTTGGCTGACCATCTTCGTAAAACTCTAGGATGAGTTGTTTGAAAGTAAGGTTATCAATAATCCATTTGGCTAAATCTTTATTGTCTAAGCCCTGGACCTCGAAGTCAGCCGCACAACCCTTACAATGGTCACTTGTGGTACTTCCACCAATCGCCTTGTTTAACTCAGGGGATCGGTAGCCACTGGTGATGGTAACTACCCCATGTGAGTTTCTGACCTTCTGTAACACCATGTCGCATAGGGTGGTTAAGTTGCTTAACACCTCATTGTCTGGTGTGTTGTCAATGCTCTTGCGAATTGCCGTATCACTTTTAGTTAACTCTTGGAGGCTAAAGTTTTTACTTAGTTTCATTTAAATTTCTTTTCTAGTACTTTTTCGAGGAGACCCCGGAGTCCATAAATAACCACTACCATGCCGATAATGATATAGCGATACCATTCAGGCATCTGGGCGATAACAGTGAACCCTGCTAGAGAGTATTCCTCTAAGCCGGGTATAAAGGCCATAAGCATGGGTGTTAGAAAGACAATGAGTAGAAGTTCATCCTTCCAGCTCTTAGTCATCTGTTCCATCGCTAGGCGGTCGAGATCGTAGTTCTGAGTCTGACCCGCCTCAGCCATTTTAGTAATGGCGGTGGCTTTTGCAATTTTAATATCTGAGTCAGCCTTAATCTCGACTAACTTGGCTTCTAGGGTGGCTTCAGTTTGCTTCTGCTTTCCCTCCAGCCACGTGCCCCCTAGGGAGAGTAATGATGTTATAACTGGTATCATCGGAATAACTTCTCAAAAAAGTTTAACTCTTTATCTGGCTCAAGGGAAACTGGTTCTTCAACCATTGGCTCTTCCACAGCCGTTCCGAATAAAGCGGGGTCAACATACAAAGAGTTATCTTTAATCAAAAACTTGTAATCTTCATACTCTTTAGGAGAGAACAAAGATTTGTTAGTCCCCTTACCTTTGTAGTAGCTGCGTCCCTCTTGTAAGTTACGCTGTGCTCCTCCTACGGGGTTAACATATTGCTCATTGGCTATAACAGGGAAAGAAGCCCACTCTTGCGCTATGTTACGAGCAAACTCTTCAGGTGGTATCTCTCCACGCTCATAAGCGCCATAACCCCTGTAATCTAATAGCTTGTTGCCCATCCTCTCTTGTAGGTCGGGCGTAAATTTATCTGTGTTTTTTAACCCCATGTTCTTCATTAACATGCGGATTGTATCTGGTTTAAACTGATAGGCTCCAGCGGCCTTATCGTTGTTTCTTTTTTGATAGGCCACTAACTCCCTCAAGGTCATGTTAGTTAGCTTTCTATCATTATCGGGTTTATCACGGGCAAGTATGTTGTAATTACCACCGTAAGATTCTTTTTCTTTAATTAGCTCTAGTAGATTATTTCTCATATATATCCTCGGCATCGATAGTATTGTTACCGTCATCAGCAATTGTGACTGACTCCCCAACCCCACTGATGGTGATGTTAACAGAAGGGCGACTGCTACCACCTTTGTCCTTATCAAAGTAGGACATAGGAAGCATTCTATCGACCAACAGTTTCCACGCTGCTGCTTGGTTTTTATGTTCATCATCTAATGCTGCATCCAAAATGGAGTCTAACACCTTACGGCTCTTGGGGCTATTCATTAGCCTTGCCTTAAACTCTTCAATTGCGTTTGCATCACCTTTAGGGCGCCCAACAGGTTGCTTACGGGCTTGCGCTAATGATGCTTTTGAGGGTCTTCCTCGTTTTTTTCCTGAAGGGGTCGCTTGACTCACAGGGTTATCCATAATTGGTTCCTTACACTATATAGTACTCTAAAAGGCCGCTTGACTCCACCTATATAGGTTTATATAGTAAGTACTCAAGCGTTCCTATATAACTATATAAACTATAAACCTCAAGCAGACTAAGATCAAACCTCCTTAACGTTATACCCTATATAGTGCGTATTATAGCATACTTTTTCAATTTTGTCAAGTGTTTTCTTCACTTTTTTTAGATTTATTTTTAACCACGCTTGAAGCGCTAGTTTGCTGTTCTGTCGCAATCGACCTCGACAGTCGACAATTCCTTTACTCTGTCCCTAATTAAATCTTTGAGGGCTGGTTAATTTCTTTTAGAATCAGTTGTTTAGGTGTTATAGACTATATAGGAATGATTCTCATTTACATTCCAATTTAGCCTTATTTTGTATCTAGGCGGGTACAGCTTTATTTGTCATCATCACAACCCCTCCCCGGCCCTGTCTCTAATCTGTCCCTAATTAGACTTGGCACGATTCTTGCATAGGGTTGCAATCTGTCCCTAATTAAACTATACAGACTTGGCACGATTCTTGCATGAGTGTGTCTATGTGGTACGCTATACAGTCACCAAAGCCCCCACATGCAACCATATACAAAACCTATCAAGATGCTGCACACTATATAAAAATACAATTGGACAAAGCGCTAGGCTATGCTATCATTGAGACGTCAACAACAACCAAGGGGTTAACCATGAACAAGCAACAGCAACACATTATCGACACACTAATACAACCACACATTAATAGTGGCAACAAAGAACAAGCAAAGCGCATGATTGATACCCTCATTCGTAGCGCTAGATCAAGCAAAGCAAAACAAGCGCTGCAAGCTTTTAAAGCAAACCTAGGGTAAATACCTATTGATAGGGGGTTTAATAGCCCCTATCATCAAACCATCAACAACAACCAAGGGGTTAACAATGAAACAGTTTAAGACTATCCATATCAGTGTAATGACGGGCAAACTAGACGGGTTACGCGCTATCAGTACCAATACAACAACGAACCCGTTTTGTATCAAGCAAAACGCAAGCGGTAAAGCGGATAACATCTGCACCAAATGTTACAGCCACACGATGTTAAACACATATCGTAAAAACATGGCACCCGCGTTAGAGCGTAACAGTGTTGCATTGTCCACACGGGTTATCATAGGGGATGATATACCGCGTCTTAATGATGCCTACTTTAGACTAGACGCACACGGCGAGTTGATCAATACGCTACACCTAGAAAACCTATTGCGTATAGCTAAAGCAAACCCCCAAACCACAATCACGCTATGGACTAAGCGTAAAGATATAGTGAATAAGGTTTTAGACGTCATCCCCAAGCCTAACAACATGATCCTGGTATTCTCTAACAGTAAGATAGGGACAATATTAGATCAAGCGCCTAGGCATTTTGATAAGACGTTTAACAATGTTTTAGTCACCGAGCATACCGATAGGCAAAATTGCACGGGTCAAAAATGCATGGACTGTCTCAAATGTTACACACATAACGATACAGTGGCTATTGTCGAAGCTGTTAAAAAGTACTAAGAGCGTTAAGCCTAGGGCATCGTAGGGTGCCCGTGGCCTAGGGCTTTTCCTAGATAACTTAGGGGAAATTATGTTGGTGTTCGTATATCCAAGCAAAAAAGCGTTAAAAGAGAGCGTGGGCAAGCGTTTAAACCATATCGAGACAAGCGTATTCGGTGTTGAATACTTACCCGATGGATGGCTAACGGGTGCAAATAGACCGCATATTACCCGACAAGGGCGTGAGTTTTTCGCCCGTGTGTTTATGCGTAATGGGTTGATCGCTAAAGTTGAATAAGGGGTTTACAATGACTGAAACGGATTTTATTCTCTTGTGTGTTGAACATAATATAGCACCACAATGTGCGCTTGAAGATGAAAACCTAGTGCAAGCGTTGAAAGATAAGGATTGGGAACGTGTGCACTATATTATGTTGCATGAGATGTAAGAGCATTAAGCCTAGGGCATCGTGTGGTGCCCGTGGCCTAGCGCTTTTGCTTAAGCCTAGGGCATCGTAGGGTGCCCGTGGCCTAGCGCTTTTGTTAGATAACTTAGGGGAAATTATGCTAAGAGACGCTATAGGGTATGCTATGCTTTTTTGTGCTATGCTTGCACTCATGCTTGCATACTTTGATTGTTTAACCTACTAAGGGGGTACTATGCAAAATAGATTTGAGACGCTGCAAGAGGCGTTAGACGCGGAGGAAATCGCGCACATGTGGGATTGTTCGCCTATTAACTACAATGAGACGCGAACGTTAACCTACGAAGACGGATCACGGTATGGTCACTATATTTCAATATATAGGGACGAACGGGGACTATATGAGCGCCCCATTCACTATTCACGTAACTGAGGGGGTTTCATGCTAAAAACAACATACATAAACGCTGAATATGGGATATGCGCGACTGTCACCGAAGTGACTAAGGGTTTCGCCGTAACCTTGATCGACGCCGACAGTGAGAGTATAGTCGCCACTAGGGTTTACGATAACGTTGACCAGGCGAGGGTTTGGGCATTAGAATTTATTAAAGGGGTTAAACATGATTGAACAAACGCAACACCACATTGACGAAGCTACACGGCTGATTAAACAAGCGATAATGACCGATACCCTTATGGGCAATGATCAAGCGGGTTACGTGGCCTTTCTAGACTTATGGGAGAGTCTCTACGATCTCGACAGACTGATAAAAAACTGGGACGAAGACGACGAAGCAGTGAAAAGAAACCTACTCTCAGACGAGCGTTAACCCTAGGGCATCGTCAATTTACTAATAGTAGTCTCTATTAGAGTTTTGGCGGTATTCCTGGGCTAGGGCTTTTCCTAGGTTATTGGAGCTATACATGATTTACAAAGCATTCACAATCGCATCGTCGTTCAAAACAGTCGAGCGCGTCGAGATAAAAGAGGCGGGTAAGGTCAAAAGGGTTATGCTAAAGCGAGTGAAGACGCATTATTTGGTTAACCCTACTACTGGTACTAAGCGAGACGTAAAAAGCGCACAGGCAGCCAAATGGCGCGTTACACGGGCTATCAATTTAGCTAATAAGGCTATGGACTTGGTGTAGTTTGTGTATAATTGGTTATTAGGGGCGGTGGTGGCTTTGCTGCTATCGCTCTCTCATTATCTAAACTAAGGGGAATATAATGATAGTGTCCGAAGTATTGAAACTACTAGAAGATTTACCGCCTGATGCGCAGGTGATGGTATGGCAAGACGGTGAGCGATCATCTATTGATAGCGTAGACTGGTGGACTGATGATTGTGTGGATCTTAACGTTAAAGGAGAAGATTAATGACTAATTCAGAGTATTTCGCCCTTGACCAGTGGCTGTGCGATTACCCCGATGACATGACGTATGCTGAAATCATAGAGCGTCTGTCTGCCCCTAACGAATGGAGAGTGGCCGACATCACGGTCTGGTACTTGGTTGAGGAAAACACGACAGATCAAGTCGCACAATTTATTGAAGATACTAAGGATGCACATGAACGTAGCCTCACTTTTAACGTTAAAGGAGAATAGGTTATATGGTATCGAATAAATTGGTAGTTTCGGGCTACAGCGACGGGGTTTTGTTGATCGAATTGACGTATAACGGGGTGTTAGCGTTTGATCAAATCGATAAGATATGCGAAACATTACGGCAACCACTTAATGACATGGGTGAGCGTGTGACGTTTAATATCTCTATACTTGACGATAATTTTTAAGGGGTTACCATGAAAAAATACAAAGTAACAGTGCGTAAGTGCATCTACTACTACGCCGAAGTTGAGATGCAGAGCGATGGCGTAACAGATGATGACGTATACGAGGATGCGTTTATTGCTGCGGATGCCTTAGATGATGCCGTTTTTGTCGAGGATGATGATGGGTTTGAAATTATCGGTGTCCAGGAAATAGACACTGGTAGACACATAAGCCTGTACGAAGTTGCTGTATAATGTATGAGATTAGAACTATTTATTCTAATTTGATCGTATACCGCACTACTGTGAGGGATAATGCTGTATACTGGTTAGAGTGTAATAACCAAGAGGGGATATTCAAATTGATAAGGGTTAAAAAGAATGATAGCTAGTATCAGAACTTGGTGCGAAGAGCATATCTCGCTTAACGCGCTACTAAAATTAATGGGGGTGATTGAATGAGATGCACTTGCTGTAACGTGATTTTAACACCATTTGAGGCAACGATAAAGAAGGTTAGCGACAATAGCTTTCTAGATATGTGTGAGGGCTGCTTCAGTTACATATCTGACGAGGTGAAGGTGTTAACACGTGAAGACTTGAGGAGCGAGGTTGGCACGGATGTTGCTAACTATATAGACTATGAAGATAAAGGGGAATTATATGATTAACACGCTTGAGGGTAAAGAAGATGACTGTATAGGGATACAAGCAGAGATGTCGTTATACTATACAATGACTGACGCGCACGAGCTGATAAAAGCGATAGGACTCAAGCAGTTTCTAGAATCCCTCTACCATGAGAAACAAGGGAGGCTACTAACCATTGAAGAGCACGAGGCGATGCAGGTGTTACATGACAACTGGGATTTATAATGGCATTCAAGAAGATACATCAACCATGCCCCGACTGCGGAGGCACTGACCCACTAGCTGTTAACGAGGACGGCAGTACCAAGTGCTTCAATTGCGGAACGTACAGGAGGGACGAGGCGGCGATAGAACCCTCTACCCATACCCACGTATACACCGAGGTAAAGAAACCCGTTGTAGCCCGTTCTGATGCGTATGTGGGGGCTTTTCCAGCTCGACGGTTAACCATTGCAACCATGCGTACCTACGAGGTGGAACAAACCACTGATGGTGAGGTGTTATTCCCCTACCACAACAAGACAGGCGAAGCTATCGCTGTCAAGGTGCGGAGTAAGGATAAGCAGTTCAAGGTGGAGGGTGACTGGAAGGGTGCGGTGCTGTTCGGTCAAAGTCGCTTCCAACAGGGAGGGAAGGTGCTCACGATAACAGAGGGTGAGTTCGATGCCTTGGCTGTCCATCAGATGACAACCCTACCTGCTGTTAGTGTGCGCTCCGGTGCTCAGAGTGCCTTGTCCGACTGTAAGGCAGCGTTCGAGTGGATTGACTCATTCGACAAGGTGGTTATTTGTTTTGACAACGACGAGGCAGGGAAGGAGGCCACGAAGAAGGTAGCTGAGCTGTTGGGGTCGAAGGCGTGTATGTTTAGGCATCATAACGACTACAAGGATGCGTGTGAATGGTTAGCGCATAAGAGTGAGGCACAGTTTAGTAATGCCTGGTATGGGGCTGATGCGTACAAGCCAGAGGGCATCGTCACCATCACTGACATCAAGGAGAGGTTGTTAGCCCCCCCAGTAGCAGGTGTGCCGTGGTGCTTCGATACCCTAACAGAGGTAACCTATGGGCGACGTAAGGGTGAGCTATATGCTTTCGGTGCTGGTGTTGGGGTTGGTAAGACTGACGTGTTTACTCAACAGATTGCCTATGACATTGACAAGTTGGGCTTGCGGGTTGGTGTTATCTACCTTGAGCAGAACGTGGTAGAGACAAGTCAGCGTGTGATGGGCAAGCTAGATAAGAAGCTGTACCATGTGCCTGATCTGGATTGGACGCGACAGGAGTACGAGGAGAGTGTTGACAGGCTAGAGGATCGTGAGCAGCTGTACATGATGGAGCACTTCGGTGCGATGGGATGGCGTAGTATCAAGAATATCATTAAGTTCTTTAACAAGGCTTATGACATTGACCACATCTACCTAGACCACCTGACTGCGCTGTCGGCTAATGAGCAGGATGAGAGACGTGCGTTAGACGGTATCATGGCAGACATGGCCTCACTAGCACAAGAGCTAGGCATCATCATCCACTTCATTAGTCACCTCACCACACCAGAGGGTAAGGCGCATGAGGAGGGCGGTCGTGTGTTAGAGAAGCACTTTACTGGGTCTCGTGCTATCGCTAGGTGGAGCCACTATATGTTCGGGTTAGAGCGCAACAAGCAGCACTCCGATCCTATCAAGCGGCAGACCACTACGTTTCGTGTGTTAAAAGATAGATTTACCGGGCGCGCGACTGGGACTAAATTTGGCTTGCAATATAACCAAAAGAATGGTATACTGTCGGAATCGATTGACCTTATGGAGGATGACAACATATGAAAGAATGGACAGTAGAGTTCGGCAGCAAGGTTATATACGTTGATGCTGACACAGCAGAAGATGCTATCAATGCCGCCTACTTAGAGATAGGCTATGACCCTGATGACGAGGTGTTTGTTTATTGTGAGGAAGAAGATGCTTGAAGACTACGGGTATTGCAGTAAGACAGGCGTATGCTTCAACCCCTTTGGCATCAAGCCTGAGTGGGTACAGAAACGAGCATATAAGATACGACATGGGTTGTTAATTGAACAGACAGAGGAGGCATTGTTTTGAAGGTTGATATAAACGACATTCTTAGTGAGGATTTTCAAGACATAATTGTCACTAAAGAATTAAAAAGAGTGCATGGTTATATGGAGGAGTATTTAGAAAGGTATAAGCAAAAAGATCATGGGTTCGTAGCTATATTTTCTACAGACAAAGATGAAGATATAGCTCAGATCGAAACACTAAGAGAAGCACTTGAAGTTGTGCTCCAGTATTATGGAGAAGAAGTATGAACGAAATTCAACAAGAAGAACGTGATGCTGAACTACGGGCGTGTGTTAAAGAGTTTTTTGAAGGATATTTAAACCGTATAGAGGAAAGCGATAGCGGTAAAGAGTTCAACCCAATTACTATAAGCTGCTGTAGAGCGCTTATGGTAGAACCGCTGAACAATCTACTAAACAGAATGGCTGAATTGTCTGGAGCAGAAAGGAAGAACACATGACTGATATTATTGGAACAGGAAGCGTAACATTAATTCGTGAGAACGAGGATGGTAGTGCAGACTATCAATGCAACTTCCCACCAGAGGCGTTGGCGGCGTTGACTAGGCTAGGTATATTAACCGCACTTCAAGCGGCGATTGAGGATGCTAAACGCCTTAACCCAGAGGAACAAGATGATTAACCCTTCTTTTGTTAAGTTGAATGAGCTAATCCCGGAAGGTGATTGGGAGTATTTTGAAGACCGTGAGATGTCAATGCGTGAAGCCGCAGGAAGGATTAAGTTTATGAAGGATGTAACTGAGACGCTAGACCAGCGTGAGACGAGGTACGGCGAGTACACAAATGTGTCGGCAACGTCACAAACGCTGAAAGAAGACTTGCGTTTAGGCGCTAGTTGGGATACAATGGAACCTTATATGCAGGAGAGCTTGGACTTAATCTGTAACAAGTTAGCCCGTATCGTAAATGGTGACCCCTTCTATGATGATAGTTGGCACGACGTGGGTGGTTATGCTAAACTAGTGGAGATTGAATTAGCGAAAGGAAAGTAATGTTACTAGATGATGACAATAAACTTATATGCCCTTCATGTGGAGGAGATTCCTTACATCAAATTAAAGTAGATGTGTTTGAACGAGATGAGGATGAGAAAAAAGTCTTACACGCACAGGTAGGTAAATCAAAGATTGTTAAATCGATTGTCGTTAGCAACGACATATCTGGAAACCCTAGTTTACGAAGGCAGGGTTTAACTATTTCTTTTAGTTGTGAGACTTGTGAGTATGAACCTAAGTTAGATTTTGCACAACATAAAGGGGTAACATTAGTTACTTGGAGGGAATATATGTGAACTTAGTTCTCGACATCGAGACAGATAGCAAGCAGACCAAGATTTGGTTATGCTATACCCATAACAGCGAGACAGGCGAATACATATGTCACACAAAACCGGATACACTCATACCCTTAATAAACAAAGCAGAGAGATTGATAGGACACAACTTGATCGGCTTCGACGCACCAGTGCTCAACAGGCTGTGGGGAACGAGGATTGGCTTGAAGAAAGTGAGAGATACCTTGATAATGTCAAGGCTACTCAATCCCTCTATCGAAAACGGTCACAGTTTGGCGGCATGGGGGAAGAGGCTGGGGAATAACAAGGTTGAGTACACCCGTATTTGGCATTGGATGAAAGGGTTACAATATGATAAGATTTCTACTGATCCTTATGACGATCCAGTTGATAGCCTTAACCGCTTTTATTGTAGACAGGACGTGTCAGTAACTGTTGACTTGTACAAGTACCTAGATGAACAGTTGGTTGAGTGGGGTGAGTGTGTGCAGCTTGAGCATGACGTTGCCGCTATCGTGTGCAAGCAAGAAAGGCATGGGTTTAGATTTGATGAAGCTAAGGGCACGGTTCTATTGGCACAGCTTTCAGGCGAGGTTGCTGATATTGAAGGTGAGTTGCAAGCTACGTTTCCTCCGATTGTGGAGAAGCGTATCAGTGAGAGGACAGGCAAAGAGCTGAAGGAGAAGGTAACCCCTTTCAATCCTGGCAGTAGACAACAGATTGCTGAGAGGCTTGCGTCCCTTGGTGTTAAGTTTACGCAGGAGACAGAGAAGGGGAGTACCATCATCAACGAGAAGGTGTTAGAGGGCATTGACTTACCAGAGGCTAAACTAATTGCTCGGTATCTAATGTTACAGAAGCGCATCTCGCAGGTGAGTAGTTGGTTTGACGTGGTTAAGCCTGATGGTAGGGTGCATGGTAGGGTGATAACAAATGGAGCCGTGACGGGGCGTATGACGCATCACAGCCCTAACATGGCACAAGTACCTAGCAGTGGTAGTGAGTACGGTAAGGAGTGCAGGGAGTTGTGGACTGTGGAGGTTGGTAACAAGCTGGTCGGTGCAGATGCTAGTGGGCTTGAGCTACGGATGTTAGCCCATTACATGCAGGACAAGGCGTACATCAACACTGTGGTACACGGGAAGAAGGAAGACGGGACAGATATACACACAGTTAACATGAGGGCGGCTGGCCTTCCTGATAGGGACACAGCCAAAACCTTCATCTATGCTTTGCTGTATGGGGCTGGAGCAGGTAAGATTGGTTCTATCATCGGTGGCGATTCAAGACAAGGGCATCGCATCATGGAGACTTTCTTTCACAAGACACCAGCACTTGAACGTCTGAAGGAGATAGTCACTGAGGCAGCGGCAAGGGGTTGGATTCGTGGGTTAGATGGGCGGCACATTATGGTGCGCTCAGAACACGCAGCATTAAACTCTTTGTTGCAGGGCGCAGGTGCAATTGTTATGAAAAAGGCTTTGGTTATATTGCATGAGAAGCTAAAGTGTGGTATAATAAACGCTTCATTCTGTGCAAATGTACATGATGAGTGGCAGATAGAAGTCCCGCAAGAGGATGCAGAGCGTGTCGGTAGGATGGCAGTAGAGGCAATTGAAGAGGCCGGAAAGCACTTCAATCTCCGCTGCCCTTTAACAGGAGAATACAATGTAGGTTTTAATTGGAAGGATACGCATTGAGAGCAGATATTAATTTGGATACTGTATTGAACGAGGCGGAATCGCTAATAATCATTACAGAGAAGGAGGGTACAGTACACCTATCCTTCAGCCAAAACATGGATGAGATGGCGGTGCTAGATATTCTAACACTGGTCACTTCAGAATTTTACGAGATCGCCGATGACGGCGATACAACAAAACACTAAGGAATTATTATGACAGATGCAGTCAAAGTTAAAGCGGACATTATGTGGGCATTTCTCGACAAGGTTAACGATATGAGTGGCAAGTTCCAAGTGGACTTGTGTAACCTATCAGACAAAGCAGCCGAGGCATTGCAGGACATTGGCCTAGAGGTTAAGTTTAAGGATGGTAAGGGTAAGTACATTACCTGCAAGAGTACCCGTCCTATCTATGCGTTTGACGATGGGGGTTCTCAGATTGATGCACAGGTGGGTAACGGGTCGAAGGGTGTCGCGCTTGTGGGGGCATACTCATGGGCATACCAGAAGAAGAAGGGCGTCTCTCCTGCCCTCAAGCGGTTGGTTATTACAGACATGCTTGAGTACGGTGGGCAGCCAGTGGGTGAGCTTATCTCTGAAGACGATCTGCTGTAAATGATTGCGCTGATCGATAGCGACATTCTATGCTACCGAGTAGGCGCTGTTACTGAGGAAGAAAATGAGAACACGGCTATCGAGACGATGGCTGTGTATCTCGAAGATATGTTGATGTTTGATCTGTTAGACTGCGAGGAGCACGAGTTATTCCTCACTGGTAAACAGAACTTCCGATTCGACGTAGCAGTAACAGCCCCCTACAAGGGCAACAGGAAGGACAAAGCGAAACCTAAGCACCTTCCTCTCCTACGGGAATACTTACAGGTTTCATGGGATGCTAGTGTTAGTGATGGGCAGGAGGCAGATGATGACATCGCCATACGAGCAACAGAGCTGGGTGAAGATTGCATCATCGCATCAATTGACAAAGACTTTTTGCAGGTTCCGGGATGGCACTACAATTTTGTAAAGAAGGTGAAGAAGCATGTAACACCAGAAGAAGGCTTGCGCTTCTTTTACAAGCAAATTTTGATGGGGGACTCTGCCGACAACATCAAGGGGATGCACCGTGTGGGAGAGGTAACTGCAACAAAGATGCTTGCAGACTTCACGACAGAGATGCAGTTATACCAGTGTTGTGTGGAGGCGATGGGCGAAGAGCGTGTCTTGGAAAATGCAAGGTTGTTGTGGCTACGCCGGATACCGAACCAGATGTGGGAGCCACCGAATGAAGAAGAATGAATTTAAGTTAGCGGGGATGACATGGCAGGTGGTGGAGACAGCCATGACTGACCTTGGAACCTCTATACCTGATACCTGTACAATTTTGTTAAATGATAAGTTGAAAGGCCAAGAGCGAGAAGTCACCTTGTTACATGAGGTTGTCCATGCGATTATGTTTACGATGGGTGAACGTGACCATGACGAGCGATTCATAGAGGGCTTCGCTCAGTTGTTATACCAGTATGAGCAACAGAGAGTATAACGACGGGGAGTGGACTGAGGCTAGGTTCCGAGCGTTTATAATCTCTGCCCTTCGTGCCTACATGAAGCGCTTCCCACCTAAGTGGAAGGCTTTAAAAGCAGCATCGATTGGTAGGGTTATTAACAAGAGGTCGGGGAGGTTGGCTGAGCATTACAAGTGCGCTAGTTGTGATAGCTTCTTTGTGGCTAGGGATGTACAAGTGGATCATATTGAACCCGTTGTCTCCCCTCAAGAAGGCTTTCAGGACTGGTGGACATACATGAACAGGCTCTACTGTGAGGCTGAGAATTTGCAGGTGTTGTGTAAACCATGCCACAAGCAGAAGACAGCAGAAGAGCGTAAGGAAAGGGTGAAGAACAAATGAACGTAAAGCTAATGTGGGTAACACCCCATGCTGAAGAGATGGTTGCCTATATGGCTCGTGTCTCAAACCCAGAGAATCAGAATAACATAGCGACAGCACCTAAGTTGTTGCGTTACCTGATGAATAACAAGCATTGGTCGCCTTTCGAGATGGTTAATGTTTGTATGGAGATTGAGGTAACACGGGACATAGCACGACAGATTCTGCGGCATCGATCGTTTAGCTTCCAAGAGTTTAGCCAGCGGTATGCCGAGGCTTTGGATATGGAGTGCAGTGAGGCTCGGTTACAGGATGAGAAGAACCGACAGAACAGCCTCCCTACCGAAGACAGAGAGTTACAGCGCTGGTGGGATGAGATGCAACGGAGTCTGATAGCGCAAGCTAAAGGGGTGTACGGAGCTGCTCTGAACAACGGGATAGCTAAGGAGGTAGCGCGTAAGGTATTGCCAGAGGGGTTAACCAACAGTCGGATGTATATGAACGGGACGTTGCGGAGTTGGATGCACTATGTGGACATCCGCTGTGACGAGGCAACACAGAAGGAACATAGGGAAGTAGCAGATCAGTGTAAGGATATATTGACTGACCTCTTCCCTAGTATTTATGGAGAGAAGAATGGATAAACAGTATTACCACTTTAAGAAGAATTGCTCACGGCCTAGCGTGGAGACCAGCTCAGAGTTATTCTATGTCTGTGCGGAGGACGCCAGATGGGATGATGTTATGCGACAGTTTGCTACTTTCCTAGACTCTTGCGGTTACGTTGGTGTTTACGAGAAGGTTGATAGTATGTTAGATGAGTATTGGGAGGAAAGGTTTGACTAAAATATTAGTGATACCGGACTGCCAAGTGAAGCCTGGGATTCCGACAGAACATCTAACGTGGGCAGGGAAGGCCATCTGTGAGTATCGCCCAGATGTTGTTATTAACATTGGTGACTTCGCGGATATGCCCTCCTTGTCCACTCACGATAAGGCTGGTAGTAAATACTTTGAAGGCAAGCGTTACAAGGATGATGTTAACTGTGTGAAGGTAGCCATGAAGAAGCTGTTGAAGCCTCTGCGTGATTTACAAACCAGTCAGAAAAATAACAAGACTAAGGTTTATAAGCCCCGTATGGTGATGACATTAGGTAACCATGAGAATCGCATCAACCGTGCAGTGGCTAACACGCCTATGCTCGAAGGTGTGATTTCGACAGATGACTTAGATTACAAAAAAGATTGGGATGTATATGAATTTCTTAAACCTGTTTTTATCAATGGTGTTGGTTTCTGCCACTACTGGCCTGTTGGTGTTATGGGGCGACCAGCTAGTTCTGCTAGTGTTATCGTTAATAAGCTGCACATGTCTTGTGTTGCAGGGCATCAACAAGGTAAGCAAGTTGCTTATGGCAAAAGAGCAGACGGAACCGCCATCTGTGGGATAATCGCTGGCAGCTACTACCTACACGACGAGGATTACATGGATCAACTTAGCAACAAACATTGGCGTGGGTTGGTTATGTTAAACGAAGTGGAGGATGGTGCGTTTGATGAGATGTTTCTGTCGATGAACTACCTACAGAAGAAATATGCTGACGCTACCTGACATTTGTGATAAACTAGAGCGCCTAGACGAGGTGACGATATTAGAACTACTGGACATTCGTAGTGCTGATCTCGTTGCCAAGTTTATGGATGCCATTGAAGAACGTGCCGATTACCTAGAGGAAATATTGGATGACAATTAAGATTGATTTAACACGGGATGCCCTGTTTGACTCCTTGGGGCTACAACGTCTCAAAGAAAGTTACATGAAAGATGAAGAAGTTAGCCCACAAGAGAGGTTTGCATTTGTATCAGAAGCTTTCTCAAGCAACCCTGAACACGCTCAACGTTTGTACGAGTATAGCTCTAAGCATTGGTTGTCTTATAGCACTCCCATTCTTTCTTTTGGTCGTAGTAAGCGTGGGTTACCTATCTCTTGCTTTCTCAATTATATGGATGATAGCGCAGAAGGTTTGGTCGATAATCTATCTGAGACTAACTGGTTATCAATGCTTGGAGGAGGGGTTGGTATTCACCTTGGTATTCGGAACAGTGATGATAAATCTACTGGCGTGATGCCGCACCTGAAGATGTATGATGCGTCCTCTCTGGCATACCGTCAGGGTCGTACACGTCGGGGTTCCTATGCTGCATTCTTGGATGTATCTCACCCTGACATCATTCAGTTCTTGGAGATGCGTAAGCCCACTGGTGACCAGAACATGAGGACACTAAACCTCAATCATGGTGTTAACATCAGTGATAAGTTTATGCAGGTGATTGAGCGTTGCATGAAAGACCCGGAGGCCAACGATGACTGGGAGTTGGTTAACCCT